CTGGTCGATGACCCAGTTCACGCCGCTCCGGAAAGTATCCTTGATGCTCTCCCAGATGCTGGAAGCCGTCTCGCTAATGCCGTTCATGGCCCCGTCCCAGACCGAAGCAATCCATTGCATCCCGGCATCCACAGCATCCGACACCGCTTGGATGGCCTGTTCGATATACTGAGAAACTGTATCCCAGTTGCTCCAGAGGAGATACAGCCCTGCGATGACGGCAGCGATGACAATCAGGATTGAATTGGCCATCGCTGCTGCGCCGACTGCCCGGATAACGGTAATCATCATCCTGCCCACGGTCAGGAACGTACTGCCCATGCCTTTGGCAACGATGGCGATGCCTCTTGCCACCGTGACGAGGCCCTTGAACTGGGCAGCCAGATACTTCGATACGCTCCCGGCCCTGCTGATGCCCGCGGCGATGGAGCTGAACGTCCCAAAGGCCCGTCCGCCTATCGTCAGCACCCGTCCCAGGGTGGAACCGAAGAGCTGGAAGGTCACGATGCCGAAAGCCACCTGGCCGATCAGCGTCTTCTGCTCCGGCGTCAGCGACCGGAACCAGGCCGCCAGTTCCTTCACCCGCAGGGACATGGTCTTGAAATAAGGGGTAAAGGAAACAGCCAGGTCCATCCCGGCATTCTTCAGCTGGTTCATAGCAATCTGCATCTGCTCCGACGGGGTCAGCATCTTCTCATAGGCTTCCCGGGTCATGCCGGCAGACTGGGCCATCTGGTCCATGACCTTATCGAAATCCCCGGCTCCCTTACCCGTCAGGACCAGGATGCTGTTCAGACCCTCGACAGAACCAAAGAGCTGGGCCATCTGTTCGGCATCACCGCCCGTGGCCCGCTTCACTTCGCCCAGGAACTTCAGCCATCCTACGCTCTGCAAATGAGCCGCGTTGAACTCAAGACCCAGGGACTGAGCCAGTTTCGATGCTTCAGAAGACGGCTTCAGAATGTTGCTGTAGGCCGCCTTGAGTCCTGTAATGGCCTCGCTGGTCCGGATACCGTTCTTGGTCAGGACGGCGATGGAACCGAACAGTTCCTGGGTGCTGACATTGAGCTGTGCCGCAATGGGGATGACGTTGCCCATGGACTGGGCCATCTCGCCAAAGGATGTCTTGCCGAAGTTCTGTGCCAGGAGCATCTGGTCCGTCACCGCCGTGGCTTCTTCTGCCGATTTACCATAGGCATTGAGGACGGTCGTGACGCCGTTTACGGCAGTTGTCGTATCTGTGAACCCGGCCTTGGCGGCGATGGTCATATCCTTGACAAAGCCTACAGCATGGCCGGCATCGACACCCGCCGAGATGGCCTGGTAGACCGATTCGGAAAGGTCGGCAACGCCTGCCCCGGTCTCATCGCTGACAGCACGGATTTCATCACTGACCTTCTGCATGGAAACGACCGTCGTATCCACCAGAGTCGAAATTTTGGCGATGCCATTGGCAAAGTCGCTGTGCAGCTTGAAACCTGCCGTCGTAGCCGCCAGGATAGGTGCCGACAGCAGGGCCATCTTGTCTGACATACCGGAAATCTTGCTTCCCGTCTGCTCGATGCTCTTTGCCGTCCGTTTCTGGATACGCTCATGCTCCGTCAGCTTGTCCGACAGGCCGCTGATCGATTGTTTTGCCGCCGCCATCTGGGCCTTCATGGTTCCCAGGCTGGCATTGACGCTCCGCACCGTCGGCGTGAACAAATCCCGCAAACGGATAGCAGCATCGATGACGTTATTGGCCAATAGATATCACCTCTCAATGTTGTTACAGCTATAAAAATATAGTAAGATAAAAGAAATCTATCTTTACGGAGGAATTCCAATGCGCTATTTCAATGAAACAGAAAAAAGATTAGCTGAACGATATCACCATATGGGGCTTGGAACTTGCAAAATCTGTGAAGAATGTCATAAGAGAGAGCGTTTATCCTTGCCGATTGGCTGTTGGTGCGTAGGTTCCGATTTTAATAAAACTTCCAAGAGAATTCTATTTGTCGGTAAAAATGCCAGAAACAATCCCGGCACGATTGAAGACGGCTTCCGCAATCCCTTTCAATATACCCGTGAATCTCTGTGGAACAAAAGCTGGCCATACTGGAGCTATACTCGTGCTATCACTCTGAGAATATTCGGTGACGATTCCATAGAACACATCGCATTTACCAATATTGTCAAATGCAACAATTCCGGAGGAAAGGATACTACCTCAGATTTTGTAAAATCCAACTGTATCCTAAACCTAAAAGTCCTTCAGCAGGAATTAAAGGTAATACATCCTACTCATGTCATTTTTTATACATCTTGGTATTATGACGATTACATCCCTAACGTCTTTGACCGTTATAATATTCATTACAACGGTTTTAAAGATATTGGGAAAAGAAAAATGCCCTGGCAGGAAGCCATTTCCACGCTGGGCAATCAAGCCTTTCATGTACTACGTGTCGGCCACCCACAATGCAAGAAAAAAAGCGACTTCGTCTATGAAATATCTAAGTGGATTGAGCCTACCTTATGACTTTATGCCAGATAGCCGTATTTTCAGCAGTTAATCCGATAATGTTGAAGATACTTTTTTATTGCGTTCTTCCATCTCATACCGAACAAAAGCGTACAACACCTGCCGTTCACCGTATCCTAGTTTCATGACCGCTGACGGCAGCAGGTGATGCTCCCGGAACAGGAGATACATCGCCTGCACTTCGCCATCGGTCCGGATCAGTTTTTTACGGCTTTGTCCGCCTTTTCCTGGGTCGTATAGCCGTTGAGTTCTGTAATCTGCGCCGTAAGGTCGGCGATTTCGCCTGCCAGGAAGAGCTTGCGGATGATGTCGCCAGGGAGTACGGCCCCGAATTTTTCCAGCAGGTCCTTGTTCTTGAGGTCCGGGTCGGCAATCCCCGCCAGAAGTGTCTGGGTCTGCATCTGATAAATGTCGATGTTATCGGCACTGCCATTAGTGAAGTCCACGGCCATCTTCTGGATATCCGCATAGCGTTCCGGGTCGATGGCCCGGAGCGTGATGACAAAATCGAACCCGAACAGCTTCGAGAGCCGTTCCATCTTCACTTTCTTTTCAGGCCGTTCGGCCAGCTTGTTCACTACATCTGCTTTCAACAGTCGGTCTACCATATTCATGTGCTTGTTCTCCTTATGCTAAATCCAAGAGGTCCCAGTCCGAAAAGGTGAAGCTGTAGCTTTCCTCACCCATCTTGTCCACTTCCCAGTCGGCCAGGATCAGGCTGTCAAAGGTCGCATCCTTGATGACGATGCGCTCGCTGCCGATGGCATCCTTGTCATCCAGGACGGAGACGATGGTCACGACAGTCTGCCTGCCCGCCTTGATGTTGTCGTTCATCTTCCGGATCATGTAGCTCGACACCTTATGCAGCTTCAGCTGGCCTTTGCAGTCGTATCCTGTGACCTTGTAGCCCTTGCCCACATGGCGGAGCATCTTCACTTCTTCCTTGGTCAGCGTGACCTCGGCCTTGAATGCCGTTGCTTCGGCCATGAGGTCGCCATCGATATACAGGTCGGCATACTTGCCGTTCATGACCCGTTTGGCTTCCATACCGTTCATCCGGCTTCACCTCCTCAGATATTGATGGTAATCGTCACGTCTTCCATGGCATCCAGCAGCGATGCCTTGACGGCGATGAACACATTGCTGCCGATATTGGCCAGCTTGATGTCCATTTCGGACATGTCTGCCAGTTCCGCCTTGGTATATTTGCCGTTGGATTCCAGCCATATCTTCGTGGATTCCACATCGATATAGGCTGTGTTCTGGTCCGGTTCCAGCAGCCCTTCCTGGGCCAGCTGGTCAAGATATCCCTGGATGGCCGTCACCAGGAGGCAGCGGTTCGCATAGCTGTTGGCGTACTTCCCGAGGTAATGGTCCTGGGCCGTCGTGCGGATATCATCGTGCATCATATCCATCAGGTCCACGAGCTTGATTTTCTGGAAACTCGTCCCCTTGTCCTGGACGGTGGTCACCAGGGAGTTGATGCCCCGGGCCAGTTTCACCTTTTCGCCGTCAAAGAAAAAGAATAACTTCCCTGCCCCGGCCATGGTGTCCATTTCCTCTTTCGTCCAGACATCGCAGCCGATGACTTCCGGCAGCGGTGCGTAGGTGCAGGAAATCGTCATGGGCGTCCCGGCGATGATGCCGGCAATGCGGCTGCAGTACTGGGCCGTCGTATAGGTCTTGCTCTTCGTGCGGATGGTCTTGTTGACGAAGTTGATGACGCCTTCCGTATCTGCCGTACAGTCTGGCAGGACGGCCTTGATCATCTTGTCTTTATTGGTACGCATCCCCTTGACCCAGGTGGCGATGGTATCGATGTGCGACGTTCCGATGTCCGGGATGACCAGGTAATCGAAGCGCTTGTTCTCGATGACCTTCAGGATATCCGTATAGTCCTCGGCTTCACTGCTGATGATTTCGGCGATGACCTTCTTCGGGCTGTTCACATAGCCCCGGAGCGCCAGTTCTAGCTGCTCCCGGTTGCTGTCGGACAGTTCCTTGGGGATGTCATCTGCCGTGTACAGATTCACTTCTGTCACCGAAGGCAGGGTCTCTTCCTTCAGGATCATGAGGACAATGCCGCGCTCACTGCGCTCGATGGCGCTGATGCCTTTTTCCTTGAACACGACATTAATGGATGGCATTTTCATGTTTCGTTGTCTCCTTTCCCTGATACCGCTGATGCAGCACTTTCATCCGTTCGGCTGCTTCCGTTTCATCGGCGGAATCATAGTACTGGACGGTCAGCGTCAGCCGGCCGCCGTCGTTGTCGGCACCGATGAGTTCCCCGTTCATCGAGCGGACAGCAAAAAACCTGTCCTGGACGGCAATCCCGTCACGGAACAGGTCTTCTGCAGCAGCCAGCACTTCATAGATGGATGCGCTGGCCGTCTGCTTCTGCGGTATATAGGTGATGTAAATATCGGTATCCCGGTACACTTCCTTGCAGCTCTGGGGCGAAGCCACCGTCATCGTCTTCAGGAAAAACGCTGGCGGACGGAACCCTTCCTTCACTTCCTGCAGATACACGGGATACGGGAACCGTTCCTTCAGCTTCTGCTGTACGGCCTGCAGGATGTCGATGTCATGAATCATGTGCCGCCTGCTTTCTTCAGGAGCTTCTTCGCCAGTTTCTCCAGGCCCGGCTGCAACTCCCGGGCTTCGAAGGCCTTGACGGATTTCTCCGTATAGTGCTGGCCTTCATAATAGCCAACGGTCCTACCGCCCGGCGTTTTCTTGACATGGCCGTTATTGAGCAGGTGATGGACAGGGTGCCGGTTGACCAGTTCATAGGTCAGCTCCGAACCGTTATAGCCTTCCACCTTGTGCTTCCAGCCTTTCTTCAGCTTGCCCGTGCTGCCTTCCGGCGTGTTCTTCACGCACTCCTTCCTGAGCTTGTTGCCAATCGTCACCAGGCCCTTTTCAGCAGTGCCGGGAAACTCTTCAATGACAGAAAGCAGTTTTTCCGAAAGGTCATCCAATCCTTTGACCTCAAAGTCACTTCCGCTCATTGTCCATCCCCCTCACTTCTTCCGTGCAGTACAGTTCCAGGGCTTCGTGGCGCATGTACGGGTCCACGATGGTGTCGATGTCGTACAGGTGATTCTGGTACTTCACCTTCATGTCATGAGTGACGCCCGGACGCCAGCGGATGGTAATCTTGCTGTACTCCGTATCCGCCTTGCGTTCCATCTCATAGAACACTTTGCCCCGGGCAGGCTCAATGGATGCCCAGCAGCGGTACACCACGACGTCGGTCTGGGTATCAAAGCCGTATTCATCCGTCGCCGCCTGCTTCCCCAGAATTTCAATTCGCTTGTTCAAAAGCCCGGTCTTCATAGGCATCCCCCTTTCAAAAACAGCTCCGCCGCACCCCGAACAGCAGCCACCGCAGCCGCTTCAGCAGGCCGGAATAATCGGCTTCTTCCCGATGCTCATACAAAAAGGCAGCGGCATAGAGGATGGCTTCATGAAACACGACGGGATTCTCTTCGGCATCCGCTTCCTCGCAGCGGGCCAAGTCCAGGCACAAGGCCTGGGCCGTTTCCAGGGAAGACAGGATGACGTCATCATTGGACGTATCATCCTCATCAATCCGCAGATATTCCCTGGCTTCTTCCAGGCTGACCAGCATGGCTTATCCCTTCGCCTTCATCTCCAGGGCCTTGACCGCTTCCTTCAACATCAGCATGCCATCGACGCGCTGGCTAGCGAGGAAACCAATCTGACCGTTGGCGGCATACAGTTCGTTGAGCCGCTTGAAGGAGCGGTATTCCCGGTCGGCAATCCAATAGTAGCTGAAATCGCCGAAGAGCATGGGATGGTTGCCGGCCGCCAGTTCCGGGGCAAAGGATGTGCAGTAGCAGGGACGGTTCAGGATGGTATCCGGTGTCCCGGCCGTGACGGACGGCTGCCAGATGTAGTTGCCGTTGTTGTCTTTGATTTTGCGCAGGGTCTTGATCGTAGCATCGTTCAGGAGCCATACGGCCTTGCGGCGGTACGGGATACGCAGGGAGTGATACAGGTCGATGACATCATCAAAGGTGATGGATGCGCCATTGGCCGTCACGCCCAGTTCCGCAGACGGAAATACACCGGTCGGCTTGTTCCTCCCATCGCCGATGAGGAAGGCTTCTTCTTCCTTCGTGCCGATACGGCGGGCAAATTCGCCGGCGATATAGCTTTCCAGGTCGAAGACGCTGTCATTCAGGAGTTCTTCCGACACACGGATAGCCGTCCCCAGCTTGTACGCCCCGATGGACTGCTGGCCGAAGGTATCCTGGCTGTCCGGATAGAGGCCGTTCTCTTCCATCCAGGATGCTTCGCCATGTCCCGTCACGACAGGGATCTTGCGGTCGCCGCTGGTATGGATGACCGTCGCCAGGCTGCGGAAGAAGTTCTCTTCCTGGAGCTTGTCGATGAGCTGATGCTCGAATTCATCCGGCACCAGGTAGCCGCCATCAGCATCCGTGCCCACGCTCAGGGCATTCTGTACATCGATAAAGTTCTTATGGCGGATGCTGTCCCAGAAGGCTTTCTGGTAAGCAAGGGATGCACGGCCTTTCTTTTCCGGCACCTGGTTCCCTGCACCGGGCTGTTCCGTGATGGGAGAAGATGTCGGCTGGGCCAGCTGGGCATCGAGCTGTTGCTGGCGTTCCAGGCGGTCGATTTCCTTGCCCAGGTTCACCACATCTTCTTCCATCTTGTCGTACCGGGCAGCGTCTTCTGCCGATACCATGCCGTTCTCATCACGGGCCATATCCAGGAAGGCTTTCGCCGCATCCCAGAGGTTCTTGCGCTTCTCGCGCAGTGCTAAAATCGTATCCATTGTATTTGTCCTCCTGTCAATGAATGAGCAATGCCAGCCGTTTCTCTAAGGAAGCGGCTGGCACTTTCTGCAAGGGTTTCTTTGGTTTCAGTTTCTGTACAAAGGAATTCGTCACCATGACCGGGCTGTACAGCATGGCTTCCGGCTGCTGTTCTCCGTCTTCCTGGTCAAAAAGAATTTCATCGGCAAAGCCCAGTTCCACGGCCTTCCGGGCATTGAGCCAAGTCTCGTCATCCATCATGTGCGAAATCTTCGTACGGGCCAGGCCGCTCTTGATTTCATAGGCATTGATGATGCTCTCCTTGACTTCGCTCAGCATGCCGATGGTCTTTTCCATCTCGGCTTTGTCCCCATAAGCCAGGGTCGCCGGATTGTGGATCATCAGGATGGCCACCGGCGACATGCAGACCTTCGTCCCGGCCATGGCGATAACGGAAGCCGCTGAAGCCGCCAGGCCGTCAATCTTGACGGTGACGTTCCCGGGATAATCCATGAGCATGTTATAGATCTGGGCAGCGGCAAAACAGTCACCGCCCGGACTGTTGATCCAGAGGGTGATATCTCCGCTGCCCGCGTTCAGTTCATCCTTGAACGCCTTCGGGGTCACTTCATCGCCCCACCAGGTCTCGTCCGAAATCTGTCCGTCCAGGTACAGCGTCCGTTCGCTGCCAAAGGCATCGTGGGCAACATTTGTCACCCATCTCCAAAATTTATGTTTCATTCGTTTCTCCCTTCTGGGCAAAGGCCCCGGCGTCCTTGAGCTTGGTCATGCTGCCGTTCACCAGGTACAGGTTGCCGCCTTCCTCATCCGGCACAGGGTTCATGTCTTCCATCTCCCGGATATCGTTGGCGGACAGCCAGCCGTTCTGCCGACCGATGCTGTACCCGGTCATGCGGCTCTCGTAGTCGCCGCGCAAGAGGCTGTTCACGTTGAACTTCAGGAAATACTGCTTCTTCTCTTCCGGCAGGAACAGAGCTTTCTGCATGGCCTGCTCCCAGCGGATAACCCATGGGTCCAGAGTGTATTTCACAAATTCCATGGACTGTTGCTCGATGTTATTGAAGGAACTTTTCTCCAGGTCGCCAATCATGTGCGGCGGGATGCGATAGAGCCGGGCAATCTCATCGAGCTGGAATTTCCGTGTCTCCAGGAACTGTGCTTCTTCCGGCGGGATGCCGATCTGCTGGTACTTCATGCCTTCTTCCAGCACAGCTACCTTGTGAGCATTGCCCGTCCCCCGGTAGACGGCATTCCACGAATCCCGGACTTTGCCCGGATCCTTCAGAACGCCGGGATGTTCCAGCACCCCGCTGGGACTGGCTCCATTGGCAAAGAAAGACGCCCCGTATTCCTCGCAGGCCATGGTCATGCCCACGGCATTGCGGGCCATGGCAATAGGTGAATAGCCGACCAGTCCGTCAAAACCAAGGCCGGGGATATGCAGCACTTCTTCCTTCTGCAGGGCCACCTGCCCGTACGGTTTGATGTTCGGATTCTCATCACCCGTCTTGGTATACAGATAGAAAATCTTTCCCCGGTCATCCCGGCAGACGGTCATCTTGTCCGGCCGCAGCGGATAGAGTCCCTGCACCCGGCCCAGACGATCCCGGATGATTTGGGCATAGGCATTGCCCCAGATGAGCAGATGGCTCATGAGCGTTTCCCGGAAGATGAACGAGGTCATCTCCGGGTTCGGCTCATCATGCAGCAGATGGTACAGCGGATGGTCATAGACCCGCTCCTTGCCGCCCGGCGTGTAACGGTACAGCTGGAGTGGCAGGGCTGCCAGGGTTTCCGCCAGGATGCGGACGCAGGCATACACGGCTGTAGTCTGCATGGCCGTGAACTCGTTCACCGTCTTGCCGCTTGTAGATGGGCCAAACAGGTAACGGAAATCCGTGCCGATATAATAGTTCTGAGGCTTGTCCCGGGTACGGAACAGGCTGGATAAAAATGGGATATACATGAAAACCTCCTGAAAAGGGATACTTAACTTAGTAATTGATAGTTTACAAACACGGTTTATTATTGGTAAACTATTTTCATAATAGTAAATCTCAGAAAGGAGATGAACACTCATGGGCAGAATAACTATTGAAAAAAATACGGTGCAAGAAACATTAATCATTCCCCTCTATGCCAGGAAACTTGGCAATGAACTCTTCCCTCACATCCTCCTAGACCCTTATGCGGATGACGTAATCGGTCATCTGAATTACGATTTTTCTATGCTTGATAAAAAGAAAGGTTCTTTTGTTTGGAAGTTTGGTGCCTTAGAAGGTATTCTTCGAAGCAAAGCTATTCTTTATGAGATGCAAGACTATCTATCTTCCCATCCAGATGCGGCTGTTGTGAATATGGGATGCGGATTAGATCAGACCCCTCTCTTAGGAGATAACGGAAGAATGAATCTATACAATATCGACAGGAAAGACATTATTTCCATACGAAATTCGCTTCTTCTCCCTATTGGCCGAGAAATCAATATCGCGGCTGATTTGAATGATGATACTTGGATTCAATACATTGATGCATTTCAAGGAGTTTTCCTATTTGCAGCCGGAGTGTTTATGTATCTCAGAGAAAAAGAGGTACATCAGCTTATTCTGAGGTTAAAGGGTGCCTTTCCCCACGGCTGCCTCGTATTTGATACCATTGGTAGCTTCGGTATAAAGGTACTGATGAAGAGGACATTGAAAACAATGGGAATACATGGCATAAAAGGAATGTTCTACTGCAATAACCCGCTTCATGATCTAAGATTGGACAACGACATTAAGGTATCTGTACGAAAATACCTGACAGGCTATGTAGACCTGAAAAAGGAAGGCATCTCTCCACTTTTAAGGGGAATGGCGTATCTTTTCGATTGGATGTTCAGAATGAACATCTGCCAAGTTACCTGGTAATAAAAATCAAAAAGCAATAACACCCCGTTCGTCATAGACACTGCCGCTGCCTATCCCGTTGCGGATGCAGCGGTCCAGTGCCATGATGGACGCCACAATTCCGTCGATTTTTTCGACGGATTTTTCTTTGTCCGGCTTGATGTTCCCCGCCGGATCCTGCCGCATGACGACGTTGCCGGCCATCCATTTGAGGACGGGATTGCCGCCATGGATGATGTTCCCTTCCATCAAGAGCTTGAACAGCTCCTTCGACGGCGGCGACATATCCTTGAATCCTTGGCCGAAAGGCACCATGGTAAAGCCCCTGTCTTCCAGGTTCTGCACCATCTGGGTGGCGTTCCACCTGTCGTAAGCGATTTCCCGTATATGGTATGTTTCACCCAGTTTTTCGATGAACTTCTCGATGAAACCATAATGGATGACGTTCCCTTCTGTCGTCTGGATGAATCCCTGTTTTTTCCAGACATCGTAAAGGACATGGTCCCGGCGGCACCGCACTTCCAGTGTGTCTTCCGGCAGCCAGAAGAAAGGCCGCAGGATGTATTTCTCATCCTCGCTTCGTGGCGGGAAAGCCAGGACCAGGGCCGTGATGTCCGATGTGCTGGACAAATCTAGCCCGCCGTAACACATCCGTCCCCATAGGGAATCCAGGTCAATGGGAAGATTCCCTTTGTCGTAGACCTGTTCCGGTATCCAGCGGATGCTGGCCGAAGTCCAGATATTGAGCCGGAGCTGCTTGAAGACATTCTCTTCCGCCGGATTTTCGACGGCATTCCGATAGGCTTCCCGGACGCGGTCAATCTGTATGGTGTGTCCTAGGGACGGGTTCGCCTTGTACCAGTTCGCTTCGTCCGTCCAGTCTTCCTCATGTTCCAGGCCATAGACCACGGGGTAAAAGGTGGAATCCTTCTTCCGCCCTGCCACCAAATCCAGGACCTTGGTGTGCAGTTCGTAGCAAATGCTGTTCTTGTCATTGCCCGCCGTGGTGATGATGAAAAAGAGCGGCTGCTCCCGGGCATCACCGGAGCCTTTGGTCAGGACATCGTAGAGCTTCCGGTTTGGTTGGGCGTGGATTTCGTCAAATACCAGCCCCGAAACATTCAGTCCGTGCTTGGTTCCCGTTTCCGCTGACAATACCTGATAGAACCCAGCATTGCGGTAGTTGATAATCCGCTTCCCGGCCGACCGTATCTTGGAACGTCGCATCAGGGCCGGACTCATCTCGACCATCTGCCGTGCCACATCAAAGACAATGGACGCCTGGTTGCGGTCACAGGCTGCACCATACACTTCGGCACTCGGTTCGTTATCGGCATACAGAAGGTACAGGGCGATAGCGGCAGCCAGCTCGCTCTTCCCGTTCTTCTTTGGAATCTCTATATAGGCCGTCAAGAACTGCCGCTTCCCGTTCTTCTTGACAATGCCGAACAGGTCACGCACAATTTGTTCCTGCCAGGGCAATAAGAGAAAAGGCTTCCCGGCCCATTTTCCTTTAGTATGACAGAGATGCTCGATGAAAGCGACAGCACGGTCGGCCTTTTCTTTATCATAATGGGAATCCGGCAGCATGAATGCTGACGGCTTATATACAAACGCCAAACTGGTCACCCCCTTAACAGCAGTTCCATTTCATCCGTTTCTTTTTCTGCCCCATTTTCTTCCCCAATCATGCGGCTCCGGGCAGACGGGGTCAGGCCGAACTGCTCACAGAATTTCAGCATGATCTTAAGGTTCGTCTGAGCAATGGATACCTGCGGCACCTGCTGCAGATATCCGTTCGGCGTCCGCACCATATCGCCGTGCTGGGTGATGAACTCTTCGGCCCCTTTCCACCGGGCATACGCCTGACAGTATCCGGCAAAGGCCATCATATCCAGATGGGTCAGCATCCCCATCTCAGCAAGGGCTTTTCCCAGCCGCTTCCACTCCTTCTTGGCATCGTCTTCCAGCCAGTCCGGGCAGCGCGGCAGACGTCCCTTGGGAAGCGGCTCTTTCTTGTTGAGCGGCCGATGGCCGGGATTTCCTTCCAGCACCTTGAGTGCTGTCGGTTTCGGTTTCCTTCCTCGTACAGCCAATGGCGCTCACCTCCCAATAAAAAAAGCCCTTGCAGGCTGTACGACAGAGAAGGCCGTAGCTGTGGTCTTCTCTGGTTCGCTTTTTTAATTCTTCATGGCCCATTCGATGGCGTGGCCATTGTCATCGAACAGTTCGTCGCTGACTGCCGTCAGCCTGATTTCCCCTTCACAGGTATGGTCTCTGGTGGTAAATCCATAAACTGCACCGTACCAGTAATCCCTGCCCTTGCTGAAGTAATGCCCTGCCAGCAGGACCTTGTTTCCGAATTGCAGGATGCAGCTCCAGTTCATCTCCAGTGTTTCCATCGTGGCCGTTTCGGGAAGCCGGTAGTCTTTTGCTTTCTTTGTCATCGTCGTTTCCTCGCTTTCGTGTGCTTTTTCCTTCGGGGCCTATCCCCTTCGTCATATATATCACTCTGGACACACATAATATCAAGTCATTTATCTGATATTTATGCATCTTTTTTCTTGCGAGAAAAGGGGCCTTTTATTGGCCCCTCATTGTCCGGTGTTACCGGAATTTGATGGTCAGCATCCCGATTCCCATCCACCAGCTGCATTCTTCATTTGGGTCTTCGAAAAAGACTTCTTTGGCTTCCTTAATCCGTTTGTCCATATCTTCCTTTCCAAACATTTCGCAGGCTGCGTTCTTGTTGATTTTCTTTCCATCCAGTGTAATGATTGTTCTCATTTTAATGTCCTCGCTTTCATGTGCTTTTTCCTTTGGGGATTGTCCCCTTCGTCATGTATATATATCACTCTAAGGGCACATAATAGCAAGTCATTTTTCGGTTATTTATGCATTTTATTTGACTAGTTCCCATTCATCGGCGCCGGGTACCAGTCCGAGGCTGCCGCCCGTGTCCCAATGCACGTGGATAGTTCCGGCATCATCGACGTACTGGACCGTGCCTTCGGTACCTGCAGGCGGCGCCTGCATATCATCCATGGAAATCAGCCGTACTCGTATGCCTTTCTTCCTCGCCCGGCTGTTCTGTAATCCCAGCCGCAGGATGGACAGGTTGAAACCGAACTTGCTGTAATCCCGCTCCATGTTCTGGTAGTACCACGGTTCCGGAATGCCAAAATGCCGGTCTTCGTGCATGATATACACCAGACCGCAGACGGTGCCGTCATCGGTTTCCACTTCCACTTCTTTTTTGTAATAGAACCGCGGAAAGCCTTCATAGGCATCAAGTCGCCGTTCATCTGCTGCCGAAATGCGCCAGAGGACGACCGGCACGAAGGCATCCGCCTTCTTCTCGATAGTGGCGTAGCATCCGGTCAGGGAGCCTTTGAAAAGCAGCTCATACCCATTTACCCGTCCTGTCCCCGCAAGGGTGGCATCGGGACACCGCTGCGCCATCTGCACTTCACTCATGTTGCTGCCATAGGCAATGTAGATTCTTTGTTTCATCGCTCTCATCCTTTCTGAAGGGAATGCCCTTCTACCACCCCAAGGGCAGCCGAAGCTGCCCGGAAGGCTATCCCCTTCAAGCGGCGGCGTTGCGCCATGCGGAGTTGCCTGTGAGGTGTTTGAGGAAGTGGAGGCGGCAGGTCTTGAATTCGTCGCCGATGAGTCCGAGCCGGAGCATCCAGCATCGGAAGGCGTATTTCTCATTGTCCGTTTCGGTTTTCCGTGCCGAGGCTTTCTTCTGCGCGAGGGCCTGATGAGCGACGGCCAGGCAGAACTGTATGTATGCCTTGATTTCTCCGGCATGGAGTGTCCCGTTGAAAAGCCGGAACTCGACGGTCCCTTTGGTGAAGGTGGCATGCAGGTTCAGTCCGTGATAGCGGGTGCTGTTATAATGGTTATTCCGTCCGTAGGGTGCTTCCTGATACCAGAGGTCGGCGATGCCGTCCAGGGTGTCCGGCTTTTTCCGATTGAGGTCCTTCAGGAAAGTGGAGTTTGTCTTCCGGCAGTACCGGCTTTCCCGTGAGGGGTTGATCTGGAGGGCGCGGTAAATCATCTCTTCCTTACTCGCCATGATGTTCACCAGGTTCCGCAGGGTCTTTGCCGTGAACCGTTCGGCCCCGACATGGATGTGGATGCCGCAGGACTTGTTGGCAAAGGCACCGGCCTTGCGGAGCATCCGCACCAGTTCCTGCAGCTTCGGGATGTCTTCGTAGGAAAGGATGGGGCTGACCACTTCTGTGCGGTAGAAACTGGATGCATCTGTAATGTTGCCGTTCACCTTCTTCTGAGGAATCAGGCTGGAGTCGTTCATAGCCTTCCATTTCCGTCCCTGTTCATCCCTTGCGGTGTAGGTATCGTAGGCTCCGCCTTCGTGCCGGCTTTCCGTTCCGAAGAAGCGGGCCATGAGGCTGGCAGCCCGGCTTCTCGTAATCCCAGTCATTTCCATTTCGATTCCAAAGTGCAGTGTTTTCATAATCATCTCTGTCCTTTCTATGTGTGCGTGTGTTCTTTCGGTACACTATATATCACTCTAAAGGCACACAATAGCAAGTCATATTGAGAATAATTATGAATTAAATCGAAAGTTTACAGGTTCGGATGCCGGCGTTCCTTCTGCTTTTTGGCATGAGCCATGGCTTCTTCTTCCGTGCGGAAGGCGCTCCATCCGTTCAGGCCTTTCAGCAGGGCCATGCGCGATTCGTGGCTGGCTTTGGTTCCCATTCCGATGCGCAGGAGCCACATCCGCAGGTTGTACTTCTCGTTTTCCGGTTTCCGTGTGGCGGACTGGACCCGTTTCGCCTTTTTCGCTGCGCTGACCATGAAGGCCGCCAGTTCAATCAGGGCGCGGTTCTTCACCGCATTGCCCGTAGAGGCAATGCAGAACGTCACCGTATCTACGGCAATCAGGAAGCCCCGTCCTTCCTTGCTGTAGTTCTGATAGATGGCAAAGAAGGACGTCCTGTCTGTACCGGGTTCTTCTTTCAGGTCTTCCACCAACCTGTCCGGCACATGGATGTTTTCGTGCCCCGCGGCCCGGTTCAGCAGGTACTGCTGGGCATGAAGCATGAAGACCAAGTTTCGTAGTTGCGCACCGTCCATGCCATTAATGGGGACCTTGATTTCCATCCTGTCCAGCTCCGTCTGCGGCAGTGCTTCCGATTCTGGCGTTTCATCCTGCTGTGTCGGTTCTTGCGTTACTTCGGTTTTTGTTCCTTCTTCCGGTTCCGGCTGCGGAAGGATTCCGGCTTCCTGCAGGAAAGCCGTGATGGCGGCTTCTGTCTTTTCATCATCGCATTCGATATCGCCGCTGCGAAGAATGCGGAAGCCCTGCCCTTCGTAGGCAAAGGCCGGCGTTCCGGTGTAATGAAGCTTTTCGTTATGGTTGAAAGGAATCAGCTGTCTGGCCAGTTCCTTGCGGTCGTTCAGGTTCGTCTGGATTGTCATGGTCTATGTACCTCCTTGTTTTGCTAGTACATATATCACTCTGAACGCCGATAATAGCAAGTTATTTCTGCACTTTATCATAAGGAATTTTCTCATTTTCACGCAGTACAAACACGCCTTCATCCCCGCACTCGCTGATATACCGCTTCACGATGACATCGACGAACTTCTCGTCCAGCTCGATGCCATAACAGATGCGGTTCGTCTGCTGGCAGGCCATGAGCGTAGAGCCGGATCCGAGGAACGGGTCCAGGACGATGCAGTGGCTCATGGACGAGTTCTGTATAGGATAGGCCATGAGCGCCACGGGCTTCATGGTCGGATGTTCCTTGCTGGCTTTCGGACGGTTATATTCCCAGATGGTTGTCTGCTTGCGGTCGGAATACCACTGGTGTTTCCCGTTCAGCTTCCAGCCGAACAGGCACGGCTCGTGCTGCCACTGGTACGGACTGCGGCCCAGGACCAGGGCGTTCTTCTTCCAGATGCAGCAGCCGGACAGGTAGAAGCCTGCGTCCTTGAAGGCCTTGCGGAAGTTCAGCCCCTGCGTATCGGCGTGGAACACATAGATGGATGCATCCTGTTCCATGTTCTGCTCCATGTTGACGAAAGCACTGAACAGGAACTGATAGAATTTATCGTCCGGCATATTGTCGTTCTTGATTTTCCCCGCCGTTTCTTCCACATCCACATTGTACGGAGGATCCGTCAGCACCAGATTAGCTTTCTTGCCGTCCATCAGCCGTGTGTAGGTTTCCGGCAGCGTGGCATCGCCGCAGATGACGCGGTGTTCCCCCAGAAGCCAGATATCCCCTGCCTTGGCCATAGCCGGCTGTTCCAGTTCCCCGTCCACATCGAAGTCATCTTCTCTCACCTTCTTGTTGTGGACTTTGGAAAAGAGCTGCTCCACTTCTGGTGCCTCGAAACCCGTCAGGTCTACATTGAAATCGACGCTCTGCAAATCCACGATGAGGTCGGCCAGGAGCTGTTCGTTCCAGGCGCCGGTGATTTTATTGAGCGCGATATTGAGGGCCTTGACCTTGTGTTCGTCTTCGATATGGACAACCACGCACTGGACTTCTTCATAGCCCAGTTCTTTCAGCACTGTCAGACGCTGATGCCCGCCGATGACGGTCATGTCGTAGTTGACAATAATGGGTTCCACATAGCCGAACTCCTGGATGGAGTGCTTGATTTTCTCATATTCCTTGTCACCGGGCTTCAGCTGCTTCCTGGGGTTATATGCCGCAGGCTTCAGCTGGCCGATGGGCAGGACTTTCCATTCCATATCCGATGTCTTCATACACTGTTTCCTTTCTGGATGCCGCGGCAATGGCGGCTCCGTATCCGTTCAGATGATGCCAGCGGCAATAATTCCGTACGCTGTCCCGTGACAGCTTCGTTTCCCGGGCGATGGCCTTGTATCCCATCCCCTGTTTCCGCATGGCTTCAATCTGCCTGCGCTGGCAGTCATTCATGAAGGTTCCCTTCTTCCTGGCAATAAAAAAGCCCCGGGCCAGAAGCCTGGAGCTGCCTGATGTTCGGTTGAAGACCGTCCTTATATCCCCCCTTATGAATTTCGCGGTTTTTCCCATTTGAGGGGGCAGCGGTCATGGACGGAAGGGCTGCAGAGATTGATATCCCCCCGCCCCGCTGCCTTTTCAGTACCTGTACTCGATGTCCCTTTCTTCGGTCATCGTCTTATGGTCATGGCAGCGCTTGCACAAGGGTTGCCAGTTTTTCTCATCCCAGAACAAATCCGGGTCGCCACGATGGGGCTTGATATGATCTACGACGGTTGCCGGGACCAGCCGTCCCTTTTCCTTGCAGCGGACGCACCAGGGATGACGTTTCAGAAAGAACTTCCTGGCTTTCTGCCATTCCCGTCCATAGCCACGCAGCATGGCGTTTTTCCGTTCGCCCTGGCACCGATGTTCATGTTCATCACAATATTTTCTTCCATATGGCACCAGCCTCGGGCATCCCGGATACTTACACGGTGTCCGCGGTCTTCTTGGCATTCGTATCATCTCCGATATCAAAGAAGGACCGATGGCGTTCAAGCCTCGGTCCTTCATTCTTTTCTTGCTGATTATAGTATATCTTACAGAAGCCAGTGACATCAAGTGCTGCTTTAGTGACATTTAGTGACATTCTCCAGGAATCTCGATGTGTTTCAGGGCTTCGTCATGCAGGCGGTACACCTGGCGGATATGAAGTCCGAGGGCATCGGCAATGGATGCCCAGTCTTTGAAGGCCAGGTAGCGGAGTTCCAGGACAACCCTTTCCCGGGCATCCGGCACCCGGCTGATGGCCTTCATGATGTCTGCCTTGAGTTCGACCAAGCCATCGATGGCTTCATCCACTTCATGTTCCATATCCATCATGCGAGCGATGGTTTCTTCCAGACGGTGCGGGTTGGGTGTCCCGCTCGGTGGCACCGGGCTGAGTGTCGATGACGCCTTGATGGCCAGCTGCCGCAAAGCGGATACCTGCTCCAGCTTGCTGTCTATCTGTATGTTGATGTTCCGTGCCTGTTCCAGATACGCTTTGGCTTCCATACGTGTTCCTTCTCCTTCCGGTTCCTGCTTCATAGTATACCCCCATTTCCCGTTTTCGTCATGCCCAGGTCAGCTTTCACTGCCTCAATCAGTGCGGCCTGGGTTCCGTCTTTGTGTTCCAAGACTTTCAGGATGTGTTCATCAATCGTATCCTTGGCTACGATGTGCTGTATGATGACCGTCTTGTCCTCCTGCCCCTGCCGCCAGAGCCGGGCATTGGTCTGCTGGTACAGTTCCAGGCTCCAGGTCAGGCCGAACCAGACCAGGATGGAACCGCCCTGCTGAAGGTTCAGCCCGTGTCCGGCAGAGGCCGGATGGATAAGAGCCACGGGAATCTTTCCTGCATTCCAGTCGGCGAAGTCCTGCGGCTCCTTCAGCTCCCGGGCTTCCATCCGCTGCTGGATACGTTCTTTATCGTGCTTGAACCAATAGGCCACCAGGACCGGTTTCCCGTTGGCACTTTCCACCAAGTCTTCCATGGCATCCAGCTTCCGGTCATGGATGGTCACCACATCCTTGTCATCTGTATAAATGGCACCGTTCGCCAACTGCGAAAGCTTCAAAGTAAGCGACGCAGCATTGGCGGCTGTGATTTCGCCGCCTGGAAGTTCCAGCACCAGGGATTTCTTCAGTTCATCATACTGTTCCTTTTCCTTCCCGCTCAACCGGACTTCCTTCGCTACGCTCACCAGCTCCGGCATTTTCAAGTAATCGGTCGCCTTCATGGACACGGTGATGTCGGCAATCTGGTGATAGATGGCTTCTTCCGCTCCCAGCAGGGGTTTGTAGGAATACACCACCATGCCGTTGCGCTTATCCGGCTGGAAGTACAGATTCCGGTACTGGCTGATATATCTCCCCAGCCGCTTTCCCATATCCAGGATGCGGAACTCGGCCCAGAGATCCATCAAACCATTGCCGCTGGGTGTACCTGTGAGCCCGACGATGCGTTTCACCCTGGGACGCAGGGCCTTCATGGCCCGGAACCGTTTCGACTGGTGGTTCTTGAAACTCGACAGCTCGTCCAGGATGACCATATCGAAATCAAGGCGGCTGTTCTCATAGAGCCAGGCCAGGTTCTCGCGGTTCACGATATAGATCTCCGCATCCTGCTGCAAGGCCCGCCGCCGTTCTGCCACGGTTCCCACAACCACACTGCAGGTAAGTTCTTTCAGGTGATCCCATTTCCGGATTTCTTCCGGCCAGGTATCTCTCGCCACCCGAAGTGGCGCCACGACCAGTACATGTTTGATTTCGAAGGAATCGTACATCAAATCGCGGATGGCTGTCAGCGTCGTTACCGTCTTGCCAAGGCCCATGTCCAGGAACAGGGCCGTGACGGGATGGGTCTTGATATATTCGATGGCATATTTCTGATATTCATGCGGCATGAACTTCATGCACCTCCGCCCCCTTTCCCATCGGGCGTGCGGGCGATGGCATTCAGGACAGCAGGAATGTCCTCCATGGCATCCAGGACGAATACTTGGCAGCCCAGTCTCCGCAGCATGGCATGACGCTTCAGCTGCAGCGGCCTCGGCTTCTGCCCCGATGTCTTCACTTCCACGAAGCCCATCTTCCCATCCCCCAATAGGATCAAGCGGTCCGGCATGCCGGAAAACGATGGTGAAACAAACTTCACTGCCATACCGCCTGCCTTCCTGGTTTCCATCACCAGATGACGTTCTATCTCTTTTTCCCTCATCGGTATCCCCTCTTTTTTTACTGGGGTGCAGGTCGTTGAAGGTCGTTCCGCAAACTTTCCTTAAAGGCATTTTTTCTATTTTTCAGCCCTAAAGGGAGTTTATGGATAGACCTGCACCGACCTGCACCCTTCCCTTCTCTCACAGAAAATCTGTTACCTTCAGTTTCAATCCGTAAATGAAATACCCGGCTTTCCGCTTGCGCCTGTCGAACCCGGCTTTCTCCAGGGCTCCATAAAAATCCGTCGTACTGCGGGTATACTCGTTCATCTGCTGGCAGTACAAGCGATAAGCCGTATAAAGCGCCCCGGACTTTTCCTGGCATGATGGATCCACATCACAGCAGTCTTCCAGGAAATGGCGGAGCCAGTCATTCTGCCCGCGGTACTCCTGGATAGCATCCCGCACACATTTCGGCATAGTCAGATGGTACTCGCTGGCAATGACCTTCTCCGCCCCTTCGATGATCCAGCGCAGGATAGCGGGGCCAGCCGTTTCCACCAGATAATCCGCATAGTTCTTGATTTCGCCATGGCCTTCAAACTGAGCCTTGAAGGGAATGACGATAAGCCGGCGCCATGTCCCTTCATCACTGGCCCCGACGCGGGGCAGATGGTTGGTGTACAGGACCAGCGTATGGGTCGGTACAAAGGTAAACGGCGTCTTGTATTTCTTTTCGCCGCCGACTTCATCTGTCGAGCAGAGCTGCTTCAGGACGGAAGTGGAAAGCCGGACACCTTCTTCCATCTCGGCCGCGATGACCATGCGCTTGCCCTTGAGTTCCGCCATTTCCGGCTTGATGTTCCGCTTGCAGTTCGCCGTCAGAGCATCGGCAGAAATGCCGCCGCAATAGCTTCCCAGCATCCGGGCAACGGAGTTCCAGTACGTAGACTTCCCGTTCCGTCCATCGCCATAGGCAATAACCAGGGCTTCCACGTACACTTTGCCAATGGCCATGAGTCCGCAGATTTCCTGGGCGTAATCAATCAGCTCCTGGTCGCCTGTGAAAAACTCGCCCAGGGCCTGCTGCCAGACCGCTTCCCCTTCCTCTCCGGGATCGACAGCGGTACATTTGGTAATATAATCTTCCGGACGGTGATTCCGCCTGCCCGCCATCCCCTGCCGCAGGTCATACGTAAACGAAGGCGTGTTGAGCAGGAATTCATCCGCATCCAGGGCCTGGATGGGAATGAGCAGCATCGGCTTCAGGGCCTGCAGGGCCGAAATGATATAGCGCATGTCCCGTCGCTTCATGACAAAGGCATAATATGCCAAAGCCGCCTGGTAGGACTGGAAGGCTTTCTGCTGACTGCCTTCGATGACTTTCTCCAGCATCCGGCCGCCCTTATCGATGAGTTCTGCCGCAACGCCCATTTCCTGCAGCGCTTTTCTGCCAGCTTCCATCTGGTCCCTGGCATCTGCCAGCTGCAGTTCCAGGAATTCTTCCACCGCGCCGATGGCTTCCTGATGGGATTCAGCCCAATAAATACCGTTGTACCGAAGGAAATCGGTACTTTCCGTATACCGCAGCTCATCACCATATTCCCGCTTCAGCACTTTGGCCTGACCGATATCCGAGTAGTCTTCCGGCTTCAGGCTGCCCTGACTGGCAAAATCGTTATTGTACTGTTCCGGACTGACGTACCCTTCCTGTCTGGCAATGCGCTCACCAAAACGCACAGCACTCTGCCAGATTTTATTAAGTTCCGAATCAGCAAGCGGCGGGTCGCATTTTTCGGCTTCTTCAAGAAAAATAGAGTATGCCCGCTCTGTTGCTCCGTACCGTTTGATGACCCGGCCGGCAAAGCGGCTCATGGTATTATTGCGCTGTCCCTGGGGAATGCTGTGTGACGCGGCTTCCCGGGGCTTCAGCACCTGGTCGATCGTCATTTTCCCATCCTGCCACAACACCTTCTCAGCCGGACAGCCGTAGATGAAACGGGCCGCATCAAGAGCCGCTTCGTCGAAAAAAGAATATGCGTGATAAACAGCCCGTTTCAGCTCCGTATAGCACGGTTCCTCTGTGATTCCAGGAATCCCGAAATAAACATGGAAGCGCGGCCTGGCACACTTCCCGTCTTTGGGCTTCATGTGATTCCGTGATGGGACGATGGCCACCGAGACCTCCGGTATCATGGCCAGGAATTTCTCCATGGTCATCCATTCAGCAGGATTTTCCGTATGCGAATTATCGCAGTCCATGACCAGGACATCCGATGAGAGAAAGTTCTCCCGTTTCCGGTAATCATTTTTGAATGCCACACAGACATGATCAAACGCAGCCGCTGCTTCAAGGTCTTCCGCACAGCCGATTTTCCGCTGTTCCGGATAACAGCAATTGGCCTCTGCCCCCGTAACAGCAGCCGTATAAAGGGTAAATTCCATGATTCTTAAACCTCCTTGATATACCGGACGGGCTTCCTTTTGCGTCTGGCATACTCGATTTCTTTCTGCATCCCGTCCGAGACGACATCGCCGAACACCCAGAGTTCCGCACACTTGGACAGAAGGGCGATATCCATGAAAAGGGCCAGGTCACGCTCCGTCTTTTCATCCAGGAACTGGGGCAGATACAGATGCGGAGCCAGCGGAATGCCTCCCTGATCTGTCACATAGCGGCAGTATTTCCTCGCTCTGGCTGTATTGGCATCCACATTTCCGGCATAGGGCGAGCAGACATACACCACGGGCCGGAACGGGAACCTTGCCGGTTCCGCATTCCGGATGGCCTGATAGGCTGTCGGGTCCGGGTAGTATTCCGCATTACGCTTCGGATCCATCTCCATCACGCACCTCCATCAGTTCCCGGGAGCAGTCTTCGCACAGGACGGCTGTTCCGGACAGGTCGCCTTTCCCGTCGCCCAGGACTTCCTCCAAATCCACCAGCACTTCCCTGCCGCAAACCGGGCAGCGGCAAAATACATTCTCATCGCTGATTTCAACCGTGACCTCCATGGCATCGTTAATCGGTTCCTTGACGTAAAACATGCCTCATCCCTCCAGTTCCGTCTTGCAATAGTTCATGAGCATCTGTTTGCGCTGCTGGAAATCCGGACAGGAATACAGCAGGCCGTAATCCAGGTGCTGCAGCCGGTCCAGCGCATGAATCTGCTGCGCGGTCAGATAAGGCCGGATGCTCTGCCCTTTTTCAATGCCGTTGGCCAGCCGGAACTGCTTGGCAGACATGCCGAGAACGATGCGGTTCAGCATGTCGCATTCGTTGCTGAAGTGGTACGGCTTCGGGTTTTCATGCAGGCGGCAGATCATATCCGTCAGCATCGGGAATTCCTGCCGGGCAGACAGGAGCGACCGGACACATTGTTCCATCTCGTTGAAACGCTGGATGTAGAGTTCCTTGAAGTGCATCGCCTTCGGACCTGTGTAGCCCATGACCAGCATCGTGAAGCCATCACGGGTCAGCAGGTAACGCGGAAGTTTCCTTCCTCTGGCATCTTTGTAGGTACTGAGTATAAAATTGTCATGGATGAAATTTTCACTGAGCCCAGATCTGGGCTCAATGATTCTGGCGATATCCCGCAATACGTGGCGATGGTCTTTTTCAAAAGTTGCAGCAACAAACAGGCTATCGACCCTGGCTACTCCTTTCGGGTCAGCGAACACACCGTAATCATCTTCAGGAATCAAATTCTTCATAGCGGATTCCACCTTTCGTTAAAATTTCCGAGGAACTCGTCCTCTATCAGTAACAGGACAGAATCCACTGCTTTAAGTACCTCCATTTCAATCTTTTTGATAAAATTCACATTCGTATCCGTCTGCCCGAAGCAACAATCCTTCGGCCCACGGAGGTGTACGTCCCATCTGCTCGCAGATGGCATCGACACTGGCATCCCGGCGGCATTCGATAATCAGTTCATCATGGACATGGCCCACAATGGCACAGAACCGCAGGGTCTGCATGGCGTAACAAAGGATATCCCGGCTGATGCCCTGGACGATGTTTTCCACGAACTTCGGGCCGTAGCTCTCTAGCCGTTCCCACTTCTTCGTTGCGCCGATGCCTTCATAGGTGACGGATTCCCCGCCGAAGCGGTTCTCGCCTATCCGGGGTTTTACGTAGGAAAGCCGCCGTCCGCTTGGGAGCTGGATGAACAGCATGCCGCTCTGGCAGAGGAAGCAGATGCAGCCGACCCGCATGGGAATATGTTCCTTGATGGCCGTCTTCACGGCGGCATCTACCTGCCACCAGAAATCGACGATATGCGGATTGGCCGACCGCCAGGACTGCACCAGAGGATACATCTCATTTTCTGTAAGGCCCATGTCCAGGGCACCCATGGACTTCAGCGCACCTACGGAGCCGCCATAGCCAAGGGCCAGTTCTGCGATTTTCCCCTTCTGCCGGAGATGGCCATTGACGCCATGTTTTTCCACGGGAACGCCGAACATGGAGCTGGCCGAAGCACAATAGATATCGCCATTCCTGGCAAAGACATCCGAACGCCATGTTTCTCCTGCCAGCCACGACAACACCCTGGCTTCAATGGCCGAAAAATCCGATACCACAAACTTCATCCCTTGCCGGGGTACAAAGGCCGTACGGATCAGCTGGGAAAGGACATCGGGGATGGAATCATACAGGAGTTCCAAGGCTTCATAATTTCCCTGGCGTACCAATTCCCGAGCTTCTGCGAGATCCGGCAGATGGTTCTGGGGCAGATTCTGCAGCTGGATGTGCCGGCCGGCAAATCGCCCGGTCCGGTTGGCCCCATAGAATTGGAACATGCCTCTGGCCCGACTATCCTCGCAGGCAGTCATTTCCATGGCCTGGTATTTTTTGACCGAGGATTTGGCCAGCTTCTGCCGGAGCAGCAGTACACTGCGCAGCGGTTCTTCTGCCGTCTTCAGCAGTTCCTGCACCTGCTTCTTTCCCAAAGAATCGGTCTTCATCCCATGCTGTTCCAGCCAGCCGATCATCTGGATAACGGAGTTCGGATTCTCCAGGCCCGTCTTTCCCTTCAGTACAGCCATCAGGCTGTCCCGGCTGCGGGCATCGATGACGATGGCATTTTCAGCCAGCGTCCGGTCAATGGCGATGCCCCGATCGTTGATTTCCTGGTCGAGATGATATTCATCCCATATCGGTTCCGGGACAGGATACTTCTTCAGCCGCTCCTGGATGACCATTTCCACTTCCACATCCCGTTTGTTGTAGGACTTGAACAGCGTCCATTTATCGGGTGCATGCCGAGGTAGATTCCTCGTTCTGCCGCCATTCAATTTGGTTTCCTTACAGGGAACGCAGAAATAGCGGATCAGGTCTTTGCCTTCCTTCATCTTTTGGCTGTCCAGTTTCAGCACGGCCCCTGCGCCTTCCAGGGAAAGGGGCAGGCCCATATAGGCCGACCAGATCATGGAGCATTTCCATCCTGCCGGATTGAGGAACCTGGCACAGTCCCGGGAAAGCGGATGATGGTCATGGAACGGATCCAGGCTAATTCTCAGGTCACGCAGGTATCGCGACAGGCAGACCCGTTCAAAACTGGCATTGAACGCCCACTTGGTGACAGATTCATCGGTCAGGGCATCTAGGATATCATCCGGGATGCGTTCTCCCCGCGCCAGGTCAACGACCTGCACCTTGCCGCCATCTATGGCATATCCGAAGAGGAGAATTTCAAAGGCCGGCGATTCAGCATATTTGTACACGCCGCATTTGGCCAAGTTAACATCGCTGAATGTTTCAATATCGATACTGATGGTTTTCATACTCTTCACCTCGAAAAAACGGCGAGGCACAAGGCCCCGCCGCCGCTATTCACTACTACTTGTTCCGGAAGGATTCCATCTGCTTGCGATGATATTCTTCTTCCCGTTCTTCCCGGTGCCGGGCCATTTCTTCATCCCGCTGGTCTTTTTTGATATCCGTATAAATCATGGCCACGAAGAACCCGCCGGCGCACAGTGCGACCAGGCAGTACAGGCCGTCCAGAATCAGTCTCATCATAGTTTCCATAATCGCGCCTCCTTATGCCAGGAAATCATCATCGTCAGCTGTAGCAAAATCATCTTCTGCACGGGGCTTGCCACCGAGGGGTTCGCCATCACGGATTTTCTGCAGATTGTTCAGTCCGCAGGCAATGCCTTTATTGCCGTTGCTGTTAAAGGCATAGAAGTTGATGGACGCACGGCCATAGACGCCGGAGTAGACTTCAGAGCGTTCTAGGATATGCTGGCAGTCGGCATCGACGATGCCCGGCTTGGTAGCCGAGTTGGCATTGATGAAGAAGCTGTCTTTATAAGCGTCATCGTCCGGGCGTTCCAGGTCGCCGTCACGGAGCGGTGTCTTGATGGCTTCGAGAGCCGGTACAGCGCGGCCATTGCCCTTGAGCTTGCTTTCGCCTTCTTCGTAGGCAGCCTTGATGGCGGCGCGGATCTTTTCTACGGTCTTCGTATCCGACTTGGGGATGATCAGGCTGACGCTGTACTTCGGCGTACCGCCATTGATGGACTTCGGTTCCCAGACGTTGGCATAAGACCATCTGGTATTGACTCCGGTAATCACTTTGCACGGATTGACATAATTCTTGGACATAACAAGTTCCTCCTTATTTTTCATCATTGAAATCATCTGCCGCGGTATGCATGGTCGGACGCTTATCCGATTCCGGCACCAAGACCGGCTTGCCCTGCGGCTTTTCCACTAAATCTGACAGCAGTTCTTCGAACCGCTTCTTGCCGAGCTGTTTCGTCATCGCCGTGATGCCGAGCAGCTTCCTTTCATATGGGTCGAAGCCCGCATCTTCCACTTTGGCGGCGACTGCTTCTTCACTTACGTAGCGGCGGTTCGACCGGCCTTCGACCAGTTTCCATCCGTCCCAATGCTTGCCGGACAGGGCCTGTTGCAAAGCGTATTCTTTGACATCCCCGGCCCAGTTCACCAGTTCATCGGCCTTGGCCAGGATGGCTTCGATTTCTTCATCCTGCAGCGTGGATGGGACGGCGAAATCATACTGAGCCAGTTCCAGGTTATATTCAGCCCGCTTGCGGCATGTCGCCTTGATTTTGCAAAAGCGGCAATGGTCGCCAGCCTTGTACTCCCCTTCACCTTTGGCCGCCAGTTCCGCTGCGGGCTTCAGCACCGTTTCGGCCCACTGGAGCAACTCTTCCTTGCTCATGGTGCAGGTACTGACGTTGTCACGGCGGGGCTGGAAGATGGTCATGGATACCTGGCGTATATCATAGATGCCATCGAACAGTTTTAGCGCACCGAGAGCATAACACATCATCTGCGGATTCTTCTCGGCATCCACCAGGACTCCCAGACCGTGCTTGTAATCGATGACCGTCAAAGTATCGTCGGCCACGATGAGACAGTCGCCTGTTCCGAATCCGCCGGGTACCCACTTGGAAAAGTCCAACCTTTGTTCAATCATGATCAGCGGATCCTTGCAGGATGCTTTGGCGGTGGCCAGGCATTCCATGACGAACTGCGCGTATTCATCGGTGCACTCCGCCATTTCCTCATCAAAGAATGTGAGTTCCTTCGTCGGGTCTTCCAGCTTTTGGCCCAGAGCCGTCTTTACCTTGAATTCGCAGAGCGTATGGGCATCCGTTCCCTGACGGGCGAATTCACTGGAGGTATCCGGCAGCTTGGCACATTCCTTCGCAGACGGAGGGCAGGCCAGCCAACGATAACAGGAAGATGCGGACAACACCGCGTGTTTATCCGGCATGGCCAATCACCTCCAGTTCCTTCAGGAATGCTTTGTACTGCGCCGTATCAATGCCGGACAGCTTGTCCGCCCCGTACTTCTGGATGAGGCTGCGGACTTCTTCTGTGAATCCCTTGCGAGCCTTGTCGGCAGCAACTTTGCGGACATCTTCCAGGGTCAGCGGCTTTTCTGCCTTCTCTGACTTTGCTTCTGAAGCTGGCGGATTGCCTTCTTTCACCGCCATGGCTTCGGAAATCTTCAGCAGCGCCTTGCCGCAATCGGTCAGGGCTGCTGCCAGTTTCTGCAGTTCATCGTTTGTCATACGGATTGACTCCTTTCACATGTCTTTGCATTGATAAGAGATGGATGTTCCTGGCGATACTGCGGGTCGTGACGCTGATGGCCATTAGCACCGCCGCCAGTTCCCGGTCCAGCTTTTGCTGCTGAGCCAGTTTCTCAGGTGTCTGTGTGTGAATCATCTGTCTGCCTCCTTTCTGAAAAGCTTCTTCGTTCGCCCTTCACTAGTAATAGGACAACCGCATCATCGTTAAGTACCGATTTCAAAAAATCCGGCCACCTTTTTTGGCAGCCGGATTTTTCCCCATTTAACGGAAGTCTTCGAGGTGTTCCTTCAGGATTGCATAGAGCTTGTGTTTGCGCATGTTCACCGCTTTCTGGCTCAAGCCGACGGCCTTCCCGGTTGCCGCTTCGCTAGCACCGTCGGCAATCATCATCAGGATGGTCCGGTCGATATCCTGCAGAGTTGCCAGTTCATGGCGCAGCGCTGCCAGCAACTCTTCCTTCACGACTTCTTCCTCTAAGTTGAAGTCGTCAGGCACCTCCAGCTCGTAGTCATCCTGCGCCTTGTCTGCCGATATCTCATCGGCACCATGCCGCTGCTGGCGTTTATCTTCCCGCCAGAGCGGACGCATGAATTCATAGTACTGCTCTTTGGTTGCTGGAATCAGAATCGTACGCACCCTGCGGTTGCCGATTTTTGACCAGCGGACTTCACAATCCTTGTACTCCTCTGTGATGACGGTTTCTGGAGTGAGTTCCAGAGGAATGTAATACTGCTTCTGTTTGTTTGTCTGTAGATTGGCCATGCGCGATCTCCTTCGCATAATGCGAAGCGAGAATCCACGCAGGCAGCCTGTCGAAATTGACCATAAGATGCATCCTCGCTTCTATGGCCAACCATCCCAGTAGGCTGACGTGATTAACTTTCCAGACCGTCTCTCAGCTCTGGGCACACCCGCGTCCGGGAGTGAACGTTGAGACGGAAATTTCATTCAAATGTCTTTATAAGCTCATCTATTTCCCCAAGGTATGATAAAATATAAGTAATTCATGGGGTTTCCTTGGTTGTCCAGATGCTTGCTCATTGGTTCTGTCTTAATTCTAGCAATTCCCTCTTGTCAAAAATCGGACTGGACGGACAGCCTCGGACAATTTCGGACTGGACTCCTTTAAAAGGTGGTGTAGCATTTGGAATTTTCAGAGTTTGCTTCTGGCTTACTTCCTTTTTGCATCGGACAGATGAAGAAAGAGCAATATTTCAATGAGATTGTCGGGAATTTCATCCAGGATGCCGCTATGGACTCATGCCCTGTCCTGCATAAGAAAGCCGATACAAAATATAGATTTTTAAAAGGTACTCGTAAAATCCAACCCGCAGATGCGAGTTATCTTTACGCCAATCGTGACAAGAAAAAGTTCTCTCATTGGATTGCCAATAGAACCGAAGAATGTGATTCCTATGATGCTGTAGCAGGATGGCTACACGATAACGGAATAAAAAATCCTTGCGTTGATGACGCTTGTGCTGATTTACTTGAAAAAATCATCTTGTCGCTTATGGACGGCTCAACAGCAACTAGTGAGATTTCCAATGATTCCTGCGGCCTTACTTGTGATATATCTTTAATTGAAGATATCGAGGAAAAAATAAAGTTGCTTCCTCGCCCGAATTCTATGCCGGTCCCGAAAGAAGCAACTGAAAATGAAAAAACATATATTAATGAATTATATAAAGCCTATGGTGATGCAGAAGGCCTCCTATCATTTTCAAAGAAAGATTTAGGTGATTATCCTGATTATGCCGATGACCTCGACGATCGTCGAGTCGACTATTACTCTGCCGCTTCTATCCAAAGAGGCGTCTTGGAATTAGGTACCAATAAACTTTCCAATCAATTTGATGTACTCAAACAAGAAATTTTTGATGGGGTGAAAGATACAGCTAGGAAATCCCACCCTAATGGATACGAACGAATGCTTTCGGTAATGGAACAAGCCGTAAAAATATCTGTTCCCAATTATCTGTTAAGTTCATCACCTTTTTGGATCAGTGGGAAAATAAAAAAAGGTGTATGTCATCATCTTGTCAATGATCATAAATTAAGGTGGGTCAAGAAAAAGAATGGATAATATACGAGCTATTAGCTCTGCCTTTGAAATGGCATTGCGTATTCTTCTACTATTAAGTGAAGTTAAAAATCGTTCACTTACGATTACGCAGATATGTGAAATTGATTTTATTTCGGTATACGCGGCAGATTTTGGATTGCTGGACGAAAACCTGCATGGGCATGGAACTTACAGATTTAGCGAATTTCTAGCGCGAAAGTCAATTGTATCTACAGCCGTAAAAAACCTGGTTCTAAGGAAACGCATAAGATTTAAAACATCAAAAAAAGGTTATTTATTCCAGATAACTCATGAGGGCCTTGATTTTGCTAATAAACTTAAAGTTTCATATGCCGAAGAGTATCGGTTAGCGGTTGAAACAGTAGTTGAGGCATATAGATTATCAGAGTCACATATGTTAAAAGAAATCAATCGATACACACTCCAGTCCTTACAGGAGGATAGTCATGAATAGATTCTACTTGAAAAAATTGATAGTCGCTGGTGGGCAACACCAAAGTTCTGTAATTGAATTCAATCGAGGATTTAATCTCATAATTGGCCCATCCAATACCGGAAAAAGCTTTATAATGGATTGTTTGGATTATGCGCTTGGAGCAACACCAAGCAAAAGACATCCATCTAAAGTCCTCGATGCCAATAATGGATACGAACTAATATCACTAGAACTTATAACTCAAGGAGGTTACGTAACACTCAATAGAAAAATTGGCGATAGTAAAATAGAAGTAATCAGTGCAGATTCATCTATTGAAAACGGACGTTATAGTGTTTCCAATCAAGCTAAAAAAAATATAAATTCTGTATTTCTATCTCTTCTTGGGATTGATTCTAATCATAAAATATTATCTTCTGAGAAAGGAGATACTCAAAAACTATCTTGGCGGACCATGCTACATTTTTTCTTTCTCCGCCAACCCGATATTGCCAGAGAAACCTCTCCACTTATCACTCCAGGATGGAATGCACCGACGCCATCAATAGCTACTCTTTTATTTTTATTAACCAGTAAAGATGCTAATAATTTACAAAAGCAAGAAGACCCGGCGATAAGCAAGGCAAAGAAGAAAGCTCTTCTCGCATACATACAAGAGAAATTAGACGATTTAAGTAAGCAGAGAGCTGAATTAGAAAAAACTGTATCTCAATGTGAAATTGTAGATAACCAAAATGTAATAAAAGACTTAAAAAGACAACTTCAACAAATTCAAAATCATATTGATACAGCCATATCTAAAGGACATTGCATTATGTCTAAAATTTATGATTTAAATGGAAAACTTTCCGAATGCGAAACTGTAATTCACAATTTTTCTATCCTCCATCAACAATATCAATCAGATATACATAGATTGGAATTCATAATAGATGGCAGCTTAGAATCTCAAAATTTTCCCAAGGTTGCCCACTGCCCGTTTTGCAATTCAAAAATAACTACCCCACCTGATACAAAATACATAGAAGCATCTTCTGCAGAACTGGAAAAAATAAAGTCTCATATTAAAGGACTATTTAAAGCTAAAGAAAGCGTCGAAAAAAAGAAACAAGGGGTACTACTGAATATAAAAAAGCTAGAGGGGCAAAAAAATAAAATCGACTTATTGATTTCGGATGTACTTACTCCTCAGTTATATAAACTCCAACAAGACCTAGAAGAAAAAATGAATTTCATGAGAATTTCTGGTGAACTGGAATGCCTGCGCAAAAACGAAGTTCAATATAGAAAAGAATTGTTTGATAAAGAAACTGAAGAAGAACCAGTTATCACCAAACGAAAAATAATCGATTTTTTTGACTACGATCTTATTCATGGATTCGAAGAAAATTTAATAAAAGTTCTAGCTGCTTCCAAGATTGGTGGTGCCGATACCGCACGATTAAACATGCAAAATTTTGACATTGAAATAAATGGTAAAAGTAAGCCAGCTACAATGGGCGGTGGTTTTTGTGCGCTCCTTAATACAATAACGACTTATGCAATGAGTGAATATATTATTGAGCAAAATGGCTATGCTCCATATTTTTTTGCAACTGACTCATCATTAACCCAATTATCAGAATCTGAGCAAATCCAGAAAACAAACACTATTAAACATAATTTCGTTAAGTACCTTATCGACCATGCATTAACGCGCCAAGTAATCATGATTGAACAAAAAGAACGAATGCCTTTTATTCCTGAGGAAAATTCAGACAATGGCATTCATATAATTGAGTTCACCAAAGATAAATATGTAGGTCGGTATGGCTTTTTGAATGATGTATTTGATACCGAATAAGATGACCTTTCATAAAAAAAAAACGGCAGTAACGATAAAACGCTATCGTTACTGCCGTTTTCATTTTACTGGCATTCTTCTTTTCTTCGTCCTAAACTTCACCCTAATTTTAGGCATAAAAAAAGGCCAGCACTTTGCCGACCTAGACAGAAACCTTGCTATATATGGACTTTTCAG